TAAAAAATATAAATGCCCAAAAAAAAATCAAGGAGTAAATTAGTTAAAAAACTTGATGCAGTATTTAGTCAATATATAAGATTAAAAGATGCAGATGAATTTGGGAATGTAACTTGTTTTACTTGCGGTAAAATTGAATTTTGGAAAAAAGGAATACAATGTGGTCATTTTATGAGCAGAAAACATTACGTCACTAGATGGGACGAAATAAATTGCAAGCCACAATGTGTTTCTTGTAATATTTATAATGCAGGTAGACAATTTGTTTTTGGTAAATATTTAGATGAAATATATGGATATGGTATTTCAGATGAATTATATATTAAATCTAAAGAAACAATTAAAATTGCAGATTATCAACTAGAAGAAATGATATTAAAGTATAAAGATTTGGTAGATAGTTTATAAATGATTAAATTTGAACTTTCTGTTTGTGTTAAAAAAGGGGTGTAATTAATTTTACATCTCTTTTTTTTGTATAAAAGTTTTTTTTTATTAACTTTTTTGTTTATATTTGGTTATTATTAATTTAAAACAAACAGAAATGGAAACACAAAAAACAGATTTAAAAAAAGAAATTAAAGAACTAGAAACTAAATTAAAGTTTGCAACGATGAATTGTGATGCCTTTACACAAATGGAAATTTACAATAAATTAAACAATGCTAAATCATTATTAATTAATATAAAATAATGAACTCTCACTTTTCAGATCAAACCACAGACTTTTTACTAGATCAATATGAATTTAGAATAGATGCCTTACAAGATAGAATTAAATTTTTAGAAGCACAATTAAATAATTTAGATTTAAAATAAACAGAATGGAATTAGACAAAATAAAAGAAATGTACATTAAGTACGAATTAAAAAAAACAGACTTATTTAAACACGCTCATTTTGTAATATTAAAAAGATCAGCTATTGAAAAAATAATGGCTATTGAAGATATTAAAATTACATACGAAGTGATTAAATGTGAGCCTAATTTTGCAGTTATAAAAGCCACAGCAATAAAAGGAAATAAAGTTATAGAAACTTTTGGATCAGCTTTAAAAGGAACATCATATAAAGATGGTAATACTCAAAGTTTTTATACAATGGAACTCGCAGAAAAAAGATCATTATCAAGGTCTGTACTAAAAATTTGTAATCTATATGAATTAGGAATTTTTGGTGAAGACGAATCAGATGAATTTAAAGAAAAATAAATAACTAAATAAATAAATATGAGTGAATTTAAGGTAACTGGTAAAGTCGAGAAAATCCTTCCAGTAGTAAAAGGAACAACCAAAGCTGGTGCAGAATGGCAAAAGCTAGAGTTTGTTATTAAGACAGATGATGAATATAACAATGTATATTGTTTCGAAATCTTCGGTGATGAGAAAGTTGAAAATTTTAATAAATTTACAAAGCTACACCATATGGTAGATGTAAAGTTTAATGTTAAATGTAACGAGTGGAAAGGAAAATACTATTCTTCATTAGCAGCTTGGTCAGTTTTTAAAGCTGAAGGTGCAGCAGCATTTGAGCCAGTAGGAATATCGGTAGATGAGCAAAGCGGTGACTTACCATTTTAATTTGAATTAATTTTAAAAGGGTGTAATTAATTTTGCATCCTTTTTTTTTTATATCTTTAACAAATGACAGAAGAAGAACAATTAGCAATACAATACTTTGAATATATTAATGAGAATGCAAATGTAAACCCTAATGATGAAGTTGTATATCCACCTGTGGCTTTAAGCTGTGGGTCTTTTGATTTACAAACAAGTGAGGGTAAGGAAACATATCCAATCCCTATTGGAACATTTGGGAACATAAGTTTTATACAAGCACCACCTAAAACAATGAAGACTTATTTTTTATCTTTATTAGCAGCGGTGTTTTTAAGTAACAAAACAAAAGACAAAGGTAGTATAAGAGGACACAGAAACGGAAAAAAGATTTTACACATTGACACAGAGCAGGGAAGATTCCACGCACAGCGTGTTTTTAAACGTGTGGCTTTGATGTCTAAAGACAAAGGTAACTATCATACATTTGCTTTAAGACAATATAGTGCTAAAGATAGATTGGCTTGGATAGGTTGGAAATTAAAACAAGAACCTGATTTGGGTTTAATTTTAATTGATGGAATTGCCGACCTTGTAAATGACGTCAATAATATAGAAGAATGTAATTATGTAGTGCAGAAACTAATGGAATGGTCAGAGGTTTATAACGTACATATAATGACAGTTATACATTCCAACTATGGTTCAGAAAAACCGACTGGATGGTTGGGATCAGCGCTTGAAAAAAAGGCGGAGCAACAAATGATACTAGAAGCTAGTGGAGATGGAACTATTGTAAGATGTCGAAGAAGTAGAGGTTATCCTTTTAAACCATTTACATTTTCAGTAAAAGATGACACACCTTACATTGTTGGTGACTATAAAAACAATTTAGAGTTATAAGTATGTTAGAAAAAACAATGATCTTAATTGCAAAAAAGCACAATGATTGGATAAAAACAGTAATATACTTTGGATGTGATAAAGAAACAGCAGAAGACATTGTACAGGAAATGTATATTAAACTTATAAAATCTATAAAATCAAATGGTTTAGATATAATGTATAATAAAAATGAAATAAATTATTATTATATATACAAAACATTAAAATCATTATTTATAGACTTAAAAAGAAAAGAAAAAAATATTACTATTTATTCAATTGATGAAGTAAGATCAGAAAATAATGAAAAAAGAATAAATATACAATCATATACTACCGATATTAATTATGATGAAGCCTATGAAAAAATACAAAATGAATTATCTAGAATGTATTGGTATAATAGAAAGGTTTTTGAAATAATTAATGGTCAAGAAAGTATTGCTGAACTTTCAAGAATATCAAAAATACCATACTATTCTTTATATAATACATATAATAAAGTTAAAAGCAAACTAAAAAAACTTTTAATAATATTAATAATAATAATTTTATTATGAATGTAACAGATTATAGATATAAATATTGTAAAAAACAAGGTAAAGATTTTGAACAAGATTTTAAAAATAGAATTATAAAAGCAAAATTAAATTATAAAAAATCAACTAAAGAAGATGATTGGTATAAACATATAGATTGCTATGTAAATGGCTACGGTGTGGACGTAAAAGGGAACAGAAGATTAGAAACGATTTGGTTAGAATATACTAATGTAAATGGAAATAAAGGATGGTTAAAAGGAGATGCAATGTATATTGCTATGCACATAACAGAATTAGATATATTTAGTATATATAAAAGAATAGATTTATTAAACTTTATTAAAAAAAACACCAATGGGGAGACAATAAATAAAAATGAATATTTTAAGTTTTACACAAGGAAAAAATGGAATAAAAAAGATAAAATAGTAAAAGTTAAATATAATGATATTAAACATTTAGAAATTAAAAAAATATGAAACTTGGAAACGTTATTTACTACATTACAAAATACACTGGTATTAAATACCTTGTAGATACTTGGCATAAATACAAAGGAACTAAATGTAATTGTGATAGTAGAAGAAAAAAACTAAATGAAATACAAATTAAAAGATGGTAAAATTTAAAAAACTTGATTATGCAAAATGGGAAACATTTAGACTGGGTACAAAATCACACCTTGACGCAGCAGAGTTTGAACTGGTTTGCAAGTTACACAGCACTTACTACAAACATAAATACGAAAAACCCTGTACTTGTAATCCAAGAAGAATAAAACAATGGATAAAAGATTTAAATGTAATATGGGATAATGGGATTAGCTAATATACATAAGCTAGAAAAAGCTACAATATTATTATTAAACTTAGAAGGCTGGGATTTAAAATGGACTGGAAAAGGTTCTGAAAGGTGGGATGCAAAAGGAAAAACAAAAAAAGGTTATAATTGCATAATAGAAATGAAGTTTAGAAATAAGCACTATCCAACTAAGATGCTGGAGAAAGATAAATACGATGCTCTAATGTCTTTAGATAAAGATACAATAAAGATATACTTTGTTAATGATACAAAAGGTAATTATTTATATTACTTAAATACTTTAAAATTACCTAAAACAGTTAAAAGATATTGCCCTGATACAACACTTTGGAATAAAAAAAAATCATTAAAAGATGTTTATTTGCTTGAAGAAAAGGATGCAATACAATTTGCTTGGAATGATGTTTCACAGATAATTAGAACTGATAATGGTATTATTTAAAAAAAAAGGTTATTAAATATTTTGTTTATAAGTTTATTTATTGTAAATTGCGATATATTAATTTTAAAAACAGAAATATGAATTTTTTAAATCAAACAAGTAAAGAAGTAAACAAGGTTTACAAAACAAATGATCTATCAATGTTTAATACTATAAAAGGTAATAGACCAACACATCCTCTCCACGTCAGGAAATTAGCACATAGCATTATCACAAATGGTCTTTTACAAAATCCTATTATTGTAAATGAAAAAATGGATGTAATAGATGGGCAAAACAGATTAGAAGCAGCTAAAGAAGCTAAATCAGGTATTTTCTATATTATAGTAAAAAACTATGGCTTAAAAGAAGTTCAAACTTTAAATCTAAATCAAAAGAACTGGAATAAAAAAGATTTTATGAATGGTTATGCAGATATGGGCATAGAATCTTATAAAAAATTAAAAGATTTTTATTTAAAAAACAGCGAATTTAACTTAACTAATTGTGTTTCATTATGTTCAAATAGAGATTCTACTGGTTTTGGGATATCAAATAAATTTAGGGCAGGATCTAAAAAACCAAGTATGCTAAAAGAAGTTTTTAATGAAGGAACTTGGAAAGGCAGCAGTTTTAATTTAGGTCAAGATTATGCAAATAAATTAAAATCAATAGAACCTTTTTATGATGGGTATAATAGAATTTCATTTGTAAACGCATTAATGTCTATTTTAAAAAATAAAGAATTTAACTTTGAAACATTTTTAAGAAAACTACAAATAAAAAAATTAGATCATTGTGTTTCAACAACAGAATACAAATCATCGATAGAAGATATCTATAATTACAAAAGCAGAGAAAAAGTAAATTTAAGATTCTAATACAATGAAAGTTAGTCAAGCAATTTGGGATGGTCTTAAAAGACAAATAGAAACCCTAACAGAAGAAGATAAAAACATAACTGATATTACTATTAGTTACCAAGTAAAACCATCAGTACAAAGGAACTATTTAAAATTAACAGTAACACAAGGGGTGTAACCTTAACATAATACAATTCGTCACTGGTTATACGTAGGAGCATCCCTTTTTAAAACAAACACAAATGAAAGATAAAGATAGAATTAAACAACTAGAAAAGCAATTAGCGCAAAAGTATACTTATATTGACGAGATAAACGAAGTCCAATATACTAATTTGGAAGGACAATTACATCTTGGTTATGGAGAAGATGATGATTACCTTATTATTAACGTAGATACATTATACAGAAACTTATCATCAATTATTTCAATGGTAACTAAAGAAAATACAAAGCAGCAGGAAATGTATGCTAAAGGTATTAAAAAAACACTTGAAGAATTATGATCTTATTAGTAGACGCTGACAGTTTAATATTCGCTTCTTGTTATAAAAAACGAGAACATCCTGAAGATGAAAAATACTACACAAATATAGAAGACGCAAGAGCAAAGTTTGATCAGCAGTTTATGAAGATTGTAAATGACTTAGAAGAAAAATATACTATTGATAAAATAATAACATTTAATGGAAGCAAAGGAAACTTTAGAAAACTTATAACACCAGTTTACAAAGCTAATAGGAAAAACCAAGAATTACCACCATTGCTACACGATATGCACCAATTTGTAAAAGACCAATATGATTCAATATTTGGTTATGGAATAGAGACAGATGATATGGTAGCAAGATACTGGAAACAGATTGCTGATGATATTGGTAGGGATGAAGTTATGATAGTCAGCATAGATAAAGACTACAAACAGATTCCTTGTTTAATGTATAATTATCATTACAAACATCAGGTTGTTTTAGATATATCAGAAGAAGAAGCTATGTATAATTTCTATGAGCAATTTATAATCGGTGATAGTGCAGACAATGTGCAGTACTTTTTGGGTAAGGGTAAGGTGTTTGCAAGTAAGTATTTTAAAGATTGCACAACAAAATATCAATACACAAAAAAGTTATACGAACTATTTAAACAAGAATACAAAGGTAAAGCAAGGCAAAAATATACTGAATGTTATAACTTATTAAAATTAAGAACAAATTAATATGAAACACGAAATTGAATTAAAAATGATAAAAGATTATGTAGACAAATGTGCTGGATATGATATATCAGATAAAAGAAGAGATGCTGAAATAGTAAAGTTTAGAACCTTATATTTTAAATTAGCAAAACAAACTACACACTGGAGTTTACAAAAAATTGCTGATATGGTTAATAGAAACCACGCAACAGTATTACACGCTCAAAATAAGTTATTTGCTGAAATAAGTAAGGATAGGAAAATGATTAAGTTATACAGGTATTATAAGAAAGTTATATTAAAACACCAAGAAAGCCAAGTTTATGAAGATGAATGTTATAATAAACTTCAAAATAAATATAATCAATCACTAATACAAAATGAATCTTTAAATCAAATGCTTCGAATGGATGGTTTAACAGAAAATGAAATGAATTACAGACAATTAGAATTTAAAGAAAAAGAATCTTATGATGAAAGAGCTGCATTAGTTCTAAAGAGTTTTAAATGGAAAGCAAGGAACGAAGAAGCTGAACTTATAATAGGTTCTCCAAATGTTTCTGATGCAAGAGGTGTAAGATAATTATGGATTGGGAATTAGAAATAGCATTACATTATCCACATAACAAATTTATGTTAGGCTGGGAGGTTTTACAACCAGATATGGAATTTAACTACACGACCATAAAGCTATCGTTATTTATAGTTACATTTACTTTAGACTTTTAATATGAAAAAGATCATACAAAAATTGCAGCAACTTATTGATAAACTACCTAAAGGAGAAAGAAGAAAAAAACTATTTAAAAAACTTCTTAAATTAAAGTTGAATAAAAAAACAAATTAAATACGTTATATAATTAGTTAACAAATAAAAAACTAAATGGACGGTAGAAAAAATAATGGTGGAACAGTAGGTAATAAAGGTGGTAGACCAAAGAAAGCAGATGAACTAAAACTTATTGAAAAGTTAGATAATTTAATAGATAATGATGAGGTTATTAAAACACTTGGCAAACAAATACTAAAAGGTGATGCTAGAGCAATGACTTTATATTTTGGTTATAGATATGGAAAGCCAAAAGAATCAGTAGACATAACATCATCTGAAGGTTTCAATATTAACTTTAAAGATATTATAAGGTTTAAGTGATTGACATAAATCCAAAGTACGAACCAATTAAAATATCGGATTCAAGATATTACATTGTAACTGGAGGCAGGGGATCAGGAAAATCATATTCAATTAATTTACTTCTTGTATTACTTACATACGAAACAGGGCATACAATTTTATTTACAAGGTTTACTTTATCATCTGCATATATTTCAATCATACCTGAATTTATAGATAAAATAGAAACACTTGGAGTACAAGATCATTTTTATATTACAAAAGATGAGATTATAAATAAGCTATCAGGAAGCAAGATAATCTTTAAGGGAATAAAAACATCTTCAGGTGATCAAACAGCAAATCTAAAATCCTTAACTAATGTAACTACTTGGGTTATGGATGAAGCAGAAGAACTTCAGTCTGAAGATATATTTGATAAGATAGATATGTCTGTTAGAAACCAAAAGCAACAAAACCGAGTTATAATGATCTTAAATCCTGTTACAAAAGAACATTGGATATATAATAGATTTTACCAAGATAGAGGTGTAGAAGCTGGGAGTAATACAACAAAAGAAAATACAACATACATACATACCACTTATTTAGATAATGTAGATAATCTATCAAAAAGTTATTTAGAGCAGATAGAGAGGATTAAAATACGTAGACCAGAAAAGTATAAACATCAAATGCTTGGAGGTTGGCTTCAAAAAGCAGAGGGTGTAATATTCTCAAACTGGAAGATAGGACAATTTAAAAAAGTAGGTATAAGTGTGTTTGGACAAGATTATGGATTTGCAGCAGATGAAAATTCTTTAGTAGAAACTAACATAGATGTAAATAATAAAATAATCTATCTAAAAGAATGTTTTTATTTAAAAGGTCTTACCACATCACAAATTGCTGAACTGAACTTAAAACACTCTGGAAACAATCTTATAGTAGGAGATAGTGCTGAACCAAGATTACTATATGAATTAAAAGCTAAAGGTTGTAATATTGTAAAAGCAATCAAAGGACAAGGTTCAATTACTTATGGTATTGCATTACTTCAAGATTATGATTTGATAATTGAAGAAAACAGTATCAACTTGATTAAAGAACTAAACAACTATTCTTGGTTAGAAAAGAAAAGTAAAACACCACAAGATAAATTTAATCATATTATAGATGCAATAAGGTATGCAGTTTCATACCAGCTTCAAAATCCAAACAGAGGAAATTATTACATATCTTAAAGGTTATTAAAAGTTTTGTTTATAACATATTTATTTGTATATTGCAGTATATTAATCAAAACATAAACAGAAATTATGAGAGCATTAAAACTATTTTACGAGCAAAGATTAATCAGTCACAATATAAAACCTTACAAGATTGTAGAATTACCGACTGGTATAAAAGCAGAACACTATATTAATGGAGATATTAAAATTGTAAAGATATGAGTTGGGATGATTTTTTAAACCCACACGAGCAATCAGAATATGAATGTTATGAATGTGGATCAGATATGGAAGAAGATAAACAATACTGTTGTACCAAATGTTTTGAAAGCAGTATGAGATAATTTAGTAGTTTAAGTTAATGTGAATTAAGGTATGCAGAAATGTATGCCTTTTTTTTATTATCTTTACTATTATAAAAAACCTAATTAAAAACGTTATATAGTTATGAAAGTAAATATAGATATTCCATCTTCACTAGCAGAAATAAGTTTAAGACAATACAAAGAGTTTTTAAATATTGAATCTAATACAAAAGATGAGCAGCTTTTAAAGGTGAAAATGATGCAGATTTTTTGTAATATAAGTATTAAAGATATTATGCGTTTAAAGTTAGTAGATTCAGAAAACATATCTAATATGTTAAATGAACTGTTTACTCAAAAACCATCTTTAGTAATTAAATTTAAAATAAAAAATAAAGAATATGGTTTCCATCCCCAATTAGATGATCTAACTTTAGGAGAATATATAGATTTAGACACTTACTTATCAGATTGGGAAAATATAGAAAAAGCAATGAATGTTTTATATAGACCAATAACATCAAAATTAAAAGACAAATATAGTATTGAAGAATATACAATTGGAAAGGATGACAATTTATTGGATATGCCAATGGATGCAGTTTTATCTTCTATATTTTTTTTTTGGAATTTAGGACTGGACTTATCGAAAGCTATGATTCACTCTTTGGATCAGGGACAAAAGGATTGGATGGAGCATCTAATTTCTCAAAAAAATACGGATGGTATCAAAGCTTGTTCGCTGGACTCGCTCAAGGAGATATTAGAAGACTTGAAGATATCACTAAATTAAACGTACATAAATGTTTTTATGCTTTAGAATTTATGAAAGAGAAAAACGAATTAGAAGCAAAACGAATTAAAAAGAATTTTAAATGAGCGATCAAGGAATAAGGGGTTTTTATCAATTAACAGAAACAATAAAGCAAGAACTATTACAAGATAAAAATATCAATACAGTTACTACAGGTGATCTTAGTGATATAAATCTTAACAAGCAAGACATTTTTCCTTTAGGACATATCATTATAAATAACGTAATTGCTGACGAGCAAGTCTTAACATTTAATATAAGTGTTTTAGCTTGTGATATGGTAGACCAATCAAAAGATGAGACAGCCGATAGATTTAGAGGAAATGACAACGTACAAGACATTTTAAACACACAACTATCTGTTTTAAATAGATTAGTGCAAAGGTTAAGGATGGGCGACTTACATACAGATATGTACCAATTAGAAGGTACTGCAAACTTAGAACCATTTTATGATAGATTCGAAAATCAATTAGCGGGATTTTCTGCAACTATGAGTGTACAGATTTACAATGATATATATATTTGCTGATGGAATTTAAAAACTTAGAAGATGTTATATTGGAATATGCTCAGTATGTTGTTAGAGAATCAAGACAAAACCTAGCTTCCAAAAAAAATGCTGATGGTGAATTATATAAATCAATAGCGTTTAATCCTATTGTAAATGATGATGCTATTTTGGTTGAATTTCTTATGGAAGATTATGGAACTTATTTAGATCGAGGTGTTAAAGGTGTTAAATCATATTATAGAGAAACTAGAGAATCTCCTTTTTCATACAAAAGTAAAGGAGGCAAATTTGGTTTAAAAGGTATGCCACCAACTAAAGCGTTTGATCAATGGGTTATAAAAAGAGATATCGCACCTAGAGATAAAAAAGGTAGATTTTTAACAAGAAAGAGTTTAAAATTTTTAATTGCTAGATCAATTTTTTTTAAAGGAATAAAAGCAAGAAAATTTTTTTCTAAACCTTTTTATGATGGAATTGAAAAATATGAATTAGATATGCAAAAAGCATTTGTTAAAGATATTGAGTCACAAATGATATACTTAGAAAATAAATAAAATATGGCAACACCTTTAATAGCTTTACGAAGCCCACAGTTTAAACAAATACAAATACCAGTAAGTGGTGTTGCATCTGCAAAATGTGTAATAAATATTGATGGTACAAATAGATATACATTAATAAAAAACACTAAAAAACAAACTACTCAAAATTTTGACATATCAGAACTTGCAAGGGATTATTTAAATATAACTTATGCAGCTAATTACGTTCCTCAAACAATTGCTATTATTACAACATTAACAACACACGCAGCATTAGATGGTGTTGGTGCAGCAGTTAGTACTGTAACTTTTACAGATACGGGTATTGAAGCTTATGGAGAATTTGAACAAGGAGCAAACCCTACGCTGCCATCAACTGTTTATTTAATTTCTAACAACCCAACAAGTTCAAATGATTCTGTTGACATATACTATCCAACCAATATTGTTGGTAAAGTTCCATATACTACTCAAACCAATGATGTTGTTTCAATAGCTGTTCAAAGTTTTACTCAAAATGCAACTGCAATAGGAGGGCCATACCCTTCAACAATATCAAGAATAGATTGCACAAAATATGGAGATGGAAGAAGAATTATATTTATAAATAAGTTCGGAGTGCAGCAAGATTTATGGTTCTTCTTAAAAAAGACAAAAACACTAAGCAGAAAAAATGAAGGGTATCAAACAAACATTTTAACATATCCAACAACAAACGCCCCAGCCGAATATTCTATAAGCAATGCTCCTAATAAAGTATTTAATACAACTGCAAGACAAACATTCACTTTAAGTAGTGGATATTATCCAGAGCAAGCAAATCAATTCTTTGAGCAGCTTCTTTTATCTGAATATGTTTGGTTTGAAAGACTAAATAAAATAAATCCATCTCCTGCGAAGCAGGAAATTGTACCAGTAAAGGTTAAAACGTCATCTATGGCTTTTAAAACATCAGTAAACGATAGGTTAATAGAATACACAATAGACTTTGAGGAAGCGTTTGATTATATAAACAACATACGATAAATGCAAAAATTAGTTTTATATATTGGTAATAATGCTGTATATACAGAAGAACAAAGGGTAGATTTATTTAAGGATGAATCCGTTTCTTTTACTCAGACGATACAGAACGTTAAGGATATTAAAAAGATATTTACAGAATTTACTAAAACCTTTTCAATCCCAGCTTCAAAACGTAACAATAAAATATTTGAGCATTATTATAATTTTAATATAGCTAATGGTTTTGATGCAAGAATAAAAGTAAATGCTGCATTAGAATTAAATGATATACCTTATAAAACTGGCAAAATAGCTTTAACAGGTGTTGACTTAAAAAAAAATTTAGCACATACTTATAAAATTACTTTCTTTGGGAACACAGTAGACTTAAAAGATATACTAGGAGATACTCAACTAAGTGCATTAACTTCACTAAATGAAAACAGATCATTAATATATTCCTTTTCTAATATATTAGATAGAATGCAAACAGAACTTAATGATATTATTGTGCCTTTAATTAGCCATACTGATAGATTAATTTATAATTCTGCATCCGTTGACCCCATACCTTTAGAAGTAGAAAGAATTGTAAATATACACCCCACCTCAACTGACCCAAGATATAATGGTGTTAACTGGAATCAATTTAAGTATGCTATAAGAGTACAAGCAATAATTACTGCAATAGAAACAACATATCCAACTATTAGTTTTTCAACTAATTTTTTTGGTAATTCCAATGTCCCAAATTTTGCAGATTTATTTTTTTGGTTACATCGTAATAAAGGAAATGTAATAGTTCCAGTATTAGGTCAAGCAAACTGGACTACATTGACAGAAATAACACAAACGGGTGCAACAATACCCATTTCACCTCCAATTTCATCAAATAATGGTGGATTAAGAATCAATGCTGCGGATACTGATAGTGATGATTTGGAAGTTTCATTAACTGTTACTGCAAATTCTGCTGGTTCTTATGAAGTTTTAGTAAGGCAAGATGGTGCAGAAGTAATAATACAATTAAATGGTAATGGAGTTACGCCAACAGTGATTTTTAATGATGCTACTTTAGACGATAGTCCTTTAGAAGATAATAGCATATACACAATAGAAATAAGGTCTGATTCTCCACTTACATTTAATGCAAACAGCATAGTATGGTCAATAGATTTTACACAACAAGATGATGGTGGTTTACCAGCAGATGGTAATCAAGTATTTAAAAATCAGTTTGATTTTACAACAACTAATGTTTTAGACTTTAATATTACACAACAAATACCAAAAATGTCTATAATAGATTTTTTAACTGGACTATTTCAGATGTTTAATCTTACTGCTTATGTAAATGATTCTGGAACTATTGTCGTTCAAACATTGGATAGTTTCTATGACTGGGAAAATAATACATCTTTAATAAATATAGATGAATATTTAGATGTAAGTAAATCATCTGTTGATATAGCACTACCTTTTAATTCTGTTAATTTTAGCTATAAAGGTTTGGGAACTATATTAGCAAAAAGGTATGAACAAGAATTTAATTCGGGTTGGGGTTCTTTAGGTTATTCTTTAAATAATGTAATATTTGATGCTCCAGAAGAATCGTATAAAATAGAGTTACCGTTTGAACATCTAATGTATGAAAGAATTTACGATACTGGTAATGCTGTTCCAAATACTAGTCCAACAACTGCTCAATATGGCTTATTTGTAGATGATAACTTAGACCCATATTTTGGTCAACCATTATTATTTTATGCTCCAAGAATAAGTAATGGAACTGCTATAAGAATTAGAGATACTATAACTACTAATAAAACAGATATTGACGATTATTTTGTACCATCAAATAGTAGAACTTTAATTAATTCTGGGACTGGATCAAGTAAAGCTACTATCCATTTTGGATTACAATCTAACGAATACTTAATAAATGAAAATAATACACCACCTATTAGTATGGATGGTTTTACAGATGGATTATTTCAACAAGAATATAGAACATATATAGAAAACGTATTTAATAATAGTAGAAGGTTAACAACTGTAACTGCTTATTTACCATATAAAATATTTAGTTCTATACAATTAAATGATGTAATAGAAATAGGTCAACAACCTTATTGGATAAATTCTATGATGACCGATTTAACAACTGGCAAAACTAAATTTGAATTATTAAATAAATTAACTTCGGAACCTCAACAAACATAATATGATAAAGAACATAATAGAAACTTTACAGTTAGCTGAAGGAGAAACGGAAAACATAAGAATAGCACAAGGCAAGAATGCTTTACCATTAACTGTTAAAAATGGGTATAAATTATTTAAACAATATCTAAAATGGCGATAAGAATAGAAGCTGAATTAAATGCAAATACTACAAAGGCTCAAAAAGAAGTTGAGAAATTAAATGATCGACTTGTTAAAATAAGTAAAACTGCAAAAACTGCTGGTCAAGATATCACAAATAACTTACGAGCAATAAATCCTATTATTAGAGAAATAGATAGGTTTACAGGAGGTCTAGCTACTAAATTTGTTGATGTAGCAAAAGCCGCAAGGTTATCAGGAAAAGCAATGAAAACTGCTTTAATATCAACTGGCATAGGTTTAATAGTTGTTGCATTAGCTTTAGTTGTTGAATATTGGGATGATATTACTAAACTTATTGATGGAGTTTCTAGTGAACAAGAACAATTATTAAAAAATACTCAAGCAACTTTATTAGTACAGCAGAATCAATTAGCTACTACTAATTCGATGGAAAACACTTTAAAACTTCAAGGTAAAAGTGAAAAAGAAATAAGAGATATTAAAAAAGAACAAACAAATGAAATAATTGCATCAACAGAACTTTTATTATTACAACAGAAAGAAACAAAAAAATCACAAGTTGAAGCTGCTGAAAGAAATAAAACAATAGCAACTGGTATAATTGCTTTTTTAGGTATGCCCATAACAATACTATTAGGGGCTGTAGATGCTTTGACCGCTGGTCTTTCAAAAATTGGTGTATTAGCTGAGGGAACTAAGTTAGCTGAAGAATACCTTGATTTTACATCTGGATTATTATTTGATCCTGAACAAGTTGCAAAAGATGGAGATGAAGAAATAAAAGAAACCGAAAAACAATTAATAAAATTAAAAAACACTAGAGATAGTTTTATTTTACAAGATAAAGCAGATAATAAAAAAGCTGGAGATGATAAAATAAAGGATGCTGAAGATTTAGAACAAAGAAGAATTGATGCTATTGAAAGTATAAGAAAAAAATTAATAGATACAGAAGAAGAAGAAAGATTAGAAAAACTTAGACTTATTCAAGTTGATTATGATGAGCAAATAAGACTAGCAGAAGAATTTTATGGTAAAAAAAGTGAAAAGGTTTTAGAATTAGAAGCAGCACAAAAAACAGCAGTAGATGAACAACAAGCAGTTTTTGACGAACAAGACGAAACTAAACGATTAGAAAAAGAATTAGCAGATCAAGAAAAACTAATTGAAAAATTAGAGATAGATAAAGAATTTTCTAATCTAAATTTTGAAGAACAACGAGAATTATTAACATCAAGAGAGGAAGCACTTTTAAATGATACTACATTATCAGAAGAACAAAGAACAGCTTTAGCAGCACAATTTGCAGAATCTAGAACAAATTTAGCTGTTGCAGAAAAAGATGCAAAATTAGCTACGTTAGGTGCTGTTGGAAGTGGATTACAAGATTTAGCATCTATAGCTGGAGAAGAAACTGCAGCAGGTAAGGCATTAGCACTTGCAGCAGCAACAATAAATACTTATGCTGGTATTGCTGGTATTTGGGGAGCAGCTCCAGAAGGTACTGCAACAACTACTTTAATTGCTAAAATAGCTGCATCTGTAGCGGTTGCATCAGCAGGTTTTGCAGCAGTTAAAAAGATAGCGTCAACTCAAGTTCCAGCAACAAGAGGTGGCGGCGGTGGTGGTGGTGGTGGTGGAAACACAAGCTATTCTCCACCAAGCATTCCACCTGCTTTTAATATAGTAGGTCAATCAGATACAAACCAATTAGCAGATGCAATAGGAGGACAAATGCAGGAACCTGTACAAGCGTTTGTAGTTGCTAATGAAATTACAACAGCACAAGAACTAGAAAGAAATATAATTGATGGTGCTTCAATAGGCTAAATGCAAAATTAAAAATTAAAAACGTTATATAAGTATGAAAATAATAGAACTAATATTAGATGAAGATGAAATGGATGCAGGAATAGAAGCAATATCTATTGTAGAAAGTCCTGCTATCGAATCTGACTTTGTTGCGTTAAAAGATCAAGAAATAAAACTTGCAGAAGTAGACAAAGATAAGCAAATCTTAATGGGTGCTTTATTAATACCAAACAAGCCTATTTATAGAAAGGACGAACAAGGAGATTATTATATTTATTTTTCAAAAGATACAATAGTAAAAGCATCACAATTATTTTTACAAAATGGTAATCAAAGCAATTCAACTTTAGAACACTCAAAAGCATTAGAAGGTTTAACATTAGTTGAAAGCTGGCTAGTAGAAGATGAGATACACGACAAATCAAGAAAGTACGGATTAAATGTACCAGTAGGTACTTGGATGGGATCAGTAAAAGTTAATAATTCTAAAATATGGGAAGAATATGTCAAAACTAAAAAAGTCAAAGGATTTAGCATCGAAGGATATTTCGCTGACAAGATGGAGCAAACTAAAAAGGTGGATAAAGAAGAAATGGAATCAGATATTCTCTTAAACAAAATTAAAAACATTTTAAATGAAAACTAATATTGAAAAGGTTTATAGTAAGCTGCCTAAAAAGGTTAACTTAAAAAGTTATAAAGTTGATTTGAATGTTTTAGTAGTGGGTGCTGAATCTGCATTAAGCAATGTTTACGAACATATAGATGTATTAGACGATATAGAAAATAAAAGCCAAGATACTGATAGACAATTAACTGAATATCGTAGTGTAATTCAAAATTTTGAAATACAAACATCTATAAGTGAAGCTAAATTATCAAATTCAGAAAATGATATTAAAGATTTAATGTCAAGATATGAAGAAGCAGCACAAGAATTAGGTGTTGACCCTAAAAGTATTGAAATGTATATAACTTTAGAGCAAGGTTTAGTATTAATTGAAAACTATCTTAACTGGGCAACTAAAAACATAGAACTATTGAAATCAATTATTGTTAAACTTGATCAAATTTCAAGTATAAATTCTGAATTATATAATTAAAATAAATTATGAAAAATAACATACAAAAGGTATATTCAAAACTACCACAGAAGAAATTAGGTTTAAAAAAGCATAAAATTGATTTAAGTTTGATTAGTGAATTAGAAAGTGCCTTTAGCAATGTAGAATCATTTGATAATGCTGAAGATGACTTTAATAATGTCGTTGTAACTGCTAAACAATTTAATGAACTAATAAAACAAATAAGACCAGTAGCAAGACAATTTATAAGTGAATATGATAGTCTTAAAAAAGATTATAATGGTTTAGCAAATGTAACAGAAAACTTTAAAGATAAAATATTTGAATATCAAATTGGTTTAAGAGAATTAGGATTAGATGATATGAATGATAAAGTTAAAAAATATTATGATGATTTGGCATATTGGGAGGTTTTGGATAGTAAAATATTTAACTATAATTACGAGCAAGAGGAAATTGTTGGAGTAGATTTTATAAATTTAATGAGTTGGGCAAACGATATAGAGGGATAAACAAATTATAAATAAATAATAAAATGAAAAGTAGATTAGAAAAAGTATATGATAAAATGCCTAGTAAAAAGGTAGATTTAAAAGCACAGAAAGTAGCTTTAGGGTTGATAGACCAATTACAGTACGATTATGATTCAATAGAAGATCAAGGTGGTTTATTATCTTATTTAGCTTACGAATGGCACGAAGAAAAATTTGAAGAAGCAAGACAAGCGTGGATGACATTAAATGATGAATATAAATTTAATGCAAGTGCAGTTTTAAGATTTGATGATGTATCTAAAGATGTAGATACGTTAAACGAAATTAAGACAAGAGCAGAAGAATTAGGTGTTGATGTAAACGATGTTTATGATAGATTTGATGAGCATATGCAAAGACTTGAAGAAATGCGTGAAACAGATAATCAATACCAAGAAAACGAAAGAGAATTTAATTCTTACTTCGATAATTAAATGCAAGGAAACAACAATAATAAAACCTTTATACCTAGTAGAACATCTCCAGAGGGTGGTAATCGTGCTTGTTTATGTTGGGATACCAATACCTATTCTATAAGTTGTTGTGATGGAGATATAAGGTCACAAGGCATAGGAGTAATAACAAGAACAGATTGAAAATGCAAAAAATAAATTAATAACCGTTATATATATAATATGAAAACAACCGAAATGTTAAATCAAATTAAAACCCTATTAAATATAGAGGTGAAACTTGAAGAAACAAAATTAGAAAATGGTACAATAGTATCAGCAGAATCCTTTGAAAAAGGTAAAGAGATTTTTATCGTAACAGACGATGAGAAAGTGGCAATGCCAGTAGGAGAGTATATTCTTGAGGATTCTCGATTACTAGTAGTTACTGAAGAAGGTATGATCGCAGATGTTAGGGAGGTATCTGATGAAGTACCAGCTAAAGAAACTGAAGAAGGTGAAGAAATTACATCTGATCTGGAAGAAGTAATTGAAACAGAAGTTCCTGAAGAAGTTGCACCTGAAGTTGCGGCTATTATTGAAGCAGTAGTTGAAGTAATTGCTCCAGTTCTTGAAGAAGTTAAAAAGGAAATTGAAGAATTGAAAAGAAAATATTCAAGTACAGGAGATGTTAAAGAGGAAGAAATGTCAAAATCTTTAAAATCAAGAACAGTGAAAGAAGAATTTAAAGCAGCTTCAAAACCAATTAAGCATAATCCTGAAGGAAAATCACAACAAAGAAAACAAGTAGAATTTGCAAAAGGAAAGTTTAACACAACTTTAGATAGAGTATTAAATAAATTAAACAAATAAAAAAATGAGTACATTTAATTTCACATCAAACGATGTAAACAGAAACCAAGTAGCACAAAGTTATT